GATATTCCGCGCAGCCTGTCTGCCGAACTCCTCGATCATTTTGTAATAGTTGCTCTGTTTCTGCAGACTCTCATCGAGCTCTTCCTGCAGCCGCCGCTCAGCGTCAATAAACTCCTCTTGTGCTAGCAGGCCAGCAGTTCTGAGTTCCTCGAGATCTGCAATAGTGCTGTTGTAGCGGATCTGCTCAGCAGTGAGACCCTTGATGATCCCAGTGTGTTTTTCGTAGAGAGCGTTGAGCCGATCAATATCGCGCTCGGCGTCCTCAAACATGCGCACAGATTTCAGCGTCTCGAGGGCTGCGCGTATCCGCTCGATCTGCGCCTCGGTGGCGCCAGCGTCGATGAACTCCTGCAGCTCAAATTGCAATTGCAGATTGGGGAATTCCTGCGGCTGGAATTGTTTTGCCGCTGCGAGAACCGCACGTTTTTCCAGAGCTGCAATTTGTTTTTCGAGAGAGGCTGTACCGCGATCCAGCACTGCAGGATCAAGCGCATCACCACCAACAGGAGCAATTGGTTTTTCTGCTGCAGCCCGGAACTTTTCCAGATTTGCGACGGCTCGTTCGACGAAAGCATCTCCTGGGTTCGGCTCTGAAAATGTATCTTTCATTGCCTGGATGTCCTCGAGCACACCCGTTAGGCGGAAAGTTTGTAATTTTTTCAGCGCGTCGTTGAAGAGTGAAATATAGCGGAAACCTCGGCGCACGCCTTCCGCAAAATCAAGGGCCGTAGCCGTGATCGCAATGTACGTATGTGAGGTATCATTGAGCGTATCGCCAAGCTTCCCGGTTTTTGCATCCGTCAAAATCAACTGCTCGATCAGCGTCACCAATGCGGGGGACATCTCCGCGACTATTTTTGATTTCGCCAATGACACTACTGTCGCTAAATCGCCGAACGTGTCGCTGAGTGCCTCGACACCTGCAGATTGCACATTGGTCAGAGCGAGATTAAACGAATCAAAATCACGGATCGCCTGCTGCAGAGCATCCCCACCCTGGTTTATAACACCCAGAAGGTTGAGAGATCTGCGCCCGAGGAGATCATATGCGAGCTGTGTTTGCGTTGCACGATCAGAAACCTTGCTCAAACGATCCGCGATCAGCGCGAATGCCTTGTCCTGCGGAAGTGCGAGCACCTCCTCGATGGAAAGGCCCAGCGCTTTAAATGCCGCAGCTTCGGTCTTCGCGCCTTCCCGCGCCTTTGCGGCGGACAGCGTAGCACGCTGCTGCGCCCTACCGAGATCCTGTACTGATGTTCCGGTGCGGTCCGCAAAATGTTTTAAACGCTGCAGCTCGCCACCGGTTAACCCAAGTGTCCTCCCGAGTTTAACCTGCGCGTCTGCAGCTTCTGTAGTGCTGCGAATAAACCGCACTGGCATAGAGGCCACTGCAGCAACCGCCAGCGCTTTTAATAAATTGGGGATCCGATTTAGACGTGAGTGTAACTGATCCACCGAGAGGGAAGATCTCTTCATCTGAAAATCTAAACGACGGCGGAACGTGTCCGCCCGCTTCTCTGAGCGGTCAAGGGCTTGCATGTATTTCGTTGTCTGCGCCTCGAGCGAGACGACGAGTTTTGCAAGATCAGCCATCGTTGTTTTTCCTCACTCCGACCCGTCGGAAAAAATCGAGCATGCCGCGTGTGTCCTTGCTCTTCCTGGTCTCCTTCGACATCAGCATGAAATCATCCACGGATGCCCTGCGAGATCCTTTCCTGCGATGCACATTCGTCAATATTGACGCCAGGATCCCTGTGTGCAAATTATCCCGGTAGCTGCCCCACGGCTCCTCCAGCCAGTACCGAAACCACCTATTAAATTCCCGCGTGCCCATTTGCCCCAGATCGGATAACGTCAGCCCCAGGGCCAGGGCTAGACGATGTTCAAACATCTGCTCTGGGGTCAGTCGTTTTTTGCATCGTCCTCAGTATCCGTGATCCCTGAAAATTCCAGGACCTTCGAAATGATCTTCTCAGCCTGCGAGGGGGATGCGTTCGCCAGTGTTTCCGCATCCTCCTCTGAGAAAACCAGATCCCCGCTCTCATCGATACAGCCAAACATGATCAATGAGACGATGGCCGGGGTCCCGCTTTTAACGGCGGCAGCATATGCAACGCTGCGCTCCCGCGTCATCTCCTGCACGATCACCTCTACACCATTACGCAGGGTGATCGTTTCGCGCAGGAGGCCAAGGGCGGCAAGAATTTTTTCTTTGTCCATGTGACGCGCTCCAGGTTAGGCAATTGTGATCGGGCCTGAGATTTTCAGGGTGTACATGATCGTATTTCGATCCTCAACATTGGGCGCCAACTCCCAGCCAATCGCAACCGCGTTAAATGAGAACGTCTCGGACACAACAGGATCACCGACAACAACCTGATAGGGTCCGGTGCGGCGGTTCTTCACGTCGTCGATCAGCGTGGATAGCGCGGTGGCAGGGCCTTTTTCGTAGTTGGCCTCGAGCGTGATTTCAGATCCATCCGCCAGACCCGCGATATACTCGCGGTTGCCGCCAGAGCAGAACGTAGTTGCGTTGATCAGCTCGTTGGTTTCACCCACGCCGGAGATCGAAAAAATTTGGCATACGCGGGTGAATTCAGTGGGGCTCGCATCGTCCCCACGCTCAAAAAAGATGTCTGCTACAAATGCCTCGGTGGTCATAGCTTTATGCGCTCCTGTGATAGACAGTTATGGAAATTGATCGACGGTGTAGCCCAGGTTCCAGATCCACCCCGTCTATCTCTGATCTCGTAAAAATTCGATCTACAAACACGCCTGCATGTGTCGTTTTCGCTGCAGCCTCTAGCGCTGCTTTTACTGCCGCACTCAGCGCCTGCGTCGTGTCGTATGCCTGCGAATACACATCAATAAAAAAATTCTCAGCTTCTAGATCATCGCGTCCGCAGAATTTATATTGCGGATCCAATCCAAATGTACGGTACACCACGCATGGGCGGAGAGCTGCACCATCCCACGCCTGCGGCGGAACAATGACCGGAAACACACGGTTGCCCAGGATAGCAGACACTGGCGCATTACCCGTCAGGATTGAGAACAGCGCCGCACCGCTCATACATCAGCCCTCGCAATTTTCTCGTGGACCTCTCGCAGCGCCCTGCGCATCTCAGAAATTATAGCAGCCTGCGAGGATCTGAACGCGGGCTCTAGCCAGGGCTGCGCGGCCACACCATACGCGGGCACGCCGAGCTCTACGAACTGCAGCGCGTAAAACGCCTCGGCAGAAACACCGACCATGCCCTTGAGCCCGCCAGTTTTTCGATCAGCGCGGATCACGATTCTAATATTTCGGGAGGAGAACCCCGGCGCGACGATGCGGCCCCGATATGTCTTGTGCTCGATATCACCAACAGGGATCGAGACCTTCGCTCGCTCGACCACCGGCCTCAGCGCTCTACGGATCGCGGGGCGCATTGTTTTCGCCGTGTCTTTGCGCAGCTTACGCAATTTCAATTTCAGCTCTTTATCTCCGCTGACGAATGTAGCCCCCATTATGGCGCCCCTCTGAATCCATCGGACTCACGCAGCACACACAGAAAATCGATCATGAATCGACGCTCATTTAATTCCGGCGCGGCCAGTATTTCAAAAATCTGGAAGAGGCCGGGCTCTTTCTCGTATTTGATCCGCTGCGTGATGCGGTAGCCCGGCTGATAGCGCACGCGGATCGTAGTATCGTATTTCGCCTGCAGCTGCTGCGCATTGAAAAATTTCTCCCCGCGTAGCGGAATGACAGCGGCCCAGACGGTGCGGAAATCCTCCCAGGTGGCAACCACCGCGCCGGATGCTGATCGCGTCTCCACGCGGGTTTGAAATGTAACGCGGCGGTTTAGTTGTCCAGCTCTCACAGCGGGAACCTCCTGTGAGGTGCGAGCAAGGCGCGTACACTATAAGGCACCGTTGCAACGATAGTGCCGATCACGATGGGTTCTCTATATTCATAAAAATGCGCGATCATGATCTTGATCGCCGCCTTGACATCATCGGGCACCGGCACCCCGCCTGCAAAAAAATCTACCACCACGGCCTCCGGGGCTCGGATAGTATCCGGCCATGTCTCGCCGTAGGCCGGGACAATGAAAGCGGGATCCGAAGAGAGAGCCTCCTCATACAAAGCAGGGGGCAGCACAGTTGCGACGGGCGCGCCTGCGGTATCCTCTGCCATGTAGATGATCTGAGAGACTGTCTCCACGGGGCCGACCGGAAGCAGGATCGCCTCGGGCCATGTGTAGGACTGGCTTGGGTTGCCGAACCGCGTAGGCCATACATCGCCGTCCTGTGGGGCATAGTAGGATACAGCATAACGGCGGGGGAACGCTGGTAGCGTCAGTCTAAATTCACGCGAAGCGAAAGTGCGGCGCGTGTAGTTCTCAGCAAACCGTGTGGCCGCCGAAATTAGATCTGAGATCAGCGAATCATCTGCGGAAAAATCTACGCGCAGATGCGTCTTCGCCTCCGCCAGGGTGATCGGCATCTCAGGAGCCGGGGAGGAGTCCGTGATCTCTGTCAGACCATAGCGCATTAGATCACCTCTAGAACCCGTTGGTAAAATTTTTGATTCAGATCCCTACACTGTTTGAGTATATCAAAAGACCGCCCATGCCGCCATGGATCGGGGGGCACTTCACGTAGGAGCTGCACCGGCCAGGGGGTCTGGTAAAATTTACTACCGAATGGGATCGTGACCACCTTGCGCCCGAGCAGCAATGCCCAATACATGCCGTGGTATGAGCTCGTGACAACAGTTTCGGCGCTGCCCAGTAACTCGATCACGGATCGAAACGTCGCGCCGTGGTTGAGCATCCGGGGGGTGCGCCCATCGAACGGCGAATATACCGAGTGCCCATAGTAGACTACCTCGTGCTGTACCGGGTACCCACGATCAAATGCAGGATGCATACAAGATACGCATGGCACAAACTCGCCCTCTTTAAAACCGCTATCACGCCGACCATAAAGGGTGAACCCTTTAGCATTGTGGCCGCGTGGCTGCGCTGCGAGCATCCCACGAGTAGTGACACCGCCGCCCCATAATATTTTGAGGGTGCCCGGTTTCACAGCATGGCGCTGCGCCCGGCCCGCTAGGGTGCCGCCGCCGTAGATGATCGCGTCAGCGCTGCGGGAGAGCTCTCCAGAATTCATTTCCTCCGTGATATCCGCCGCCACGGCACCCGGCCCGAAATCAAAATAAAGTTGCGGCGAACTGTATAGATCGCCCAGATTGTTTTCGCGGCGGTGGTTGAGAAATAGGATCATTTATTTATATCTCGCCAGCAGTCTGCGAACCCATGGGGTGCGTACCTCGTCGTAATCAGGTTTGCCGTGGAACGTCACGACGGCAGCACCGTGGGGCAACCTGTTCCTGCAGTGATATTTGTAAGACAAGATGCCATGGCGATCCAGAGTGGTGATCTGTTTTTCATACCGGATGCTGAGATAGTCCTGATCACCGGGGAAGCGATGGTAGCCGTAATGCCCGAAATGATTACAGTTCGGGCGCCCGAGACACTCCGCCTCGAAATCATCGAATGGCTCGGTGAATGATCCATTAGACACAATAACCGAGGACTGCCATGCGCGCCCGCCCGGTTTAAATTGGCGTGGCATGCCGAGTTTGCAGGAGTGCGCAGCATCTGCTAGTTTGTCGAGGCTGCCCGTGATCAACGTGTCGAGATCCAAATAAATAAACGGCCCGCGTGCAACCTCGAACAGCGCAACTTTCTGCCACCAGCCGGGCCAGGCCACCGGAGTGTGTATACAGTCCACGCCGGGCAGCGCCTGGGGCTGATCAGTCAGGCATTTAAAATCATGGGGCACTGTCAAATTATCTGCCACCATCCTGCGCAACCGGTAGACATAGTGCGCGGGGTAGCGTACACCCCAGTACACACACAAGACAGTCAGCCGCTGATCCACTGTAGGGCCTCCTCGCGTGGGAATCTCGGGAAACAGGTTACTCTACTGTAGGGGCTGCCATTGATCACACCGATATTTTTTTTATTGAGCTGATCGAATGCGCTGTAAAACAGCTCCGGCAAAAAATCAAGTGGGCCAGGCGTCCCTCCGGATACACGCTCCTCTTGCGTACCGTCTACACCGAACAGCGCGATTTTCCCAGCGCCCAGATGGTACGCAAGATTAAGGGCGCCGAATGCGCTATTCCCGGTACTGATTTTCCCAGGATGCTCCTGCAGCCCATATGAGCAGCGATACCGACGCGCTAAGGGGTGCGCGAATTTTTCTACACCATCATTTTCTACGCGCTCCAATTTTGTGATCTCGGGAGGCAGTTTCCTATCCGGCATAACTGCCGCGTAGTACCTGGCAAACGGATTACTCCGGCGCCCCATGCGCTGGAGATTTTCCTTGCTGGGATCCAGCGTAAACCAGATATCAAAATTGGGCACGAAATCAGCAGCGCCATTCACAGCGATCACCAGCACATGCGGCGGGAAAATAAACTGCATCCCATGCACTGAGGGGCCTGTGGCAATAATGGCGACAGCTAATGACAAAGCCCCTCCTGCAATGATCTATGCGGGAATGCCGTGATCGCTGAGCCGGGAGTGCAGTTGAAAATTTCAACGCCGTATTTTTTAGGATCTATCGTGTCAAACGCTCGGGCGAATTTATCAAATCTGCGCGAGCTACGCGCTAAACGTGGGCTAAGGTACTCACCGAAAAAATGAGTCTGCCCATTGATGGGGCGCATGTCGTAGCCGACTAGCAGGATCCGGGAGGCGCCAAGATGGTACGCTAAATTAATGGCCTGGTAGCCGGACGTGTAACCACCTTTTATAAATCGTGGATCGATACTGAGCCCGCTGAAACGCTCGGGGCGAGGTGCCAGCTCAATATGTTTTAGACCGTACTCGAGCGCAGCATCTAAATCCTGCGTCCACCTCTCACCCTGGAAATTTCGCGCAACGTCCTGGTGGAACTCATCCCACCATGCGCCGTCACACGCATACAGCCAATCGGCCCAGGGGCACAGCTCGAACGCATTGTTGATCACCAAAACGCGACAACGCCCGGCCAACTGGCTGCACATTTCCGCAGTCAGTGAGGGGCCGGGCGCTACGCATGCGATCAACATTTCAGCTGCTCATCTACGCCCCATAGCGCTGGTACGCGAGGACAAAATGAGCATCCACATTTGCCACCACGCTCGTGGTGATCGTAGCGCCGATGTACTGATTACCATCGGTGATACCCGCGATCTCGCGATCCACGAATTGCGCAAGAAACACCTCCGTAGCTACCGGAGACTCATCCGCACCGGGGACAGTGATCACAACAGGATCACCGAAATTTACAGAGCTGATCCCGCCCGCATTGTCCGCCTGTTTGAACTGTACCGTGATAGTATCATCAGGGGCAAGGGCCGTGAGATTCGCTACCAGCAACGCTAGACGGGGGACCAGTGCAACATCAACGAACAATGTTGCCAGGCCTCCTGCTGCCGCGCCGTTAGCACCATATGCAGTCCCGAGAAAATCGGAAACGCCGCCAGATTTACCAAACATATCTAGATCTCCTATTTTTGGCGGGCCGGTTTACGCGGCGCCGAGAATGACGAACGGGGAAACCTCGTAGCCTTTCTGCTGTTTGAATGCAGACTGGAGCCAGGGCTGTCCATCGACATTGAAAAAGACCTTGAACACGGTTTTGTTTTCCTCGAATTTCACGTGCTCCGAGGCCGCGACGAATGGGCCTGAACCGTCCTTGATCAGGTAGTAGTCGTGATTGCACAGCGCAACGCTCGCGTTCTGATCTGCCAATGGGCTGAACTCATTCCAGATCAGCGGGTATCCGAGCAGGGTGGTGGGCAGGCCCTCGCGTGCGTTGGGCTGCCAGATCAAATGACCCTCGTCATCCTCGAGCGTCAGGAGCGCGGGCATCTCAGACTGGGACAAATGCCAGACCGGGGAGCCCCCACGAATGAGCAACTTGCTCAACATCGCCACGAGATTGGCATAGGTGATGCCGGACGCGCCACGTGCCACCGTGAGCGTAGCCGGTGCATTGATGATCCCGAGAGGTTTTGCGACCCCATTGCCGGAGAAGAACGCCTCCTCCTCAGCGGAGATCACGGCCTCTCTCATCAGGCCCTCGAGAAACGATCCAGCAGCCTGCCAATTGCGCAAAAGTTTGTCGGTCACATCCATCGTGGCCGCGACCTCCTTCGGCTCGAGCGTGATCAGTTTCAGCTTGGTATCAGTGCGCGGCTTGCTTGCGCCCTCACCGATCCAGGTCACCTTGACGCCGCCACGCACCGTGTTCCCGGTGGTGCCGTTATCCTGATCCAGTGCCGGGATCGTCACTGCTGAGTCAGGCGGGGAGCCTGCGGGGATCACGCGGGAGCGTGCGCGGAAAACGCCTTCCTGCCCAGGGACGCGGAGAACCGATTCAATAAACTGCGCCGGTACCGCGAAGCCACCGCTCGGACCATCGTCCATGCGCTGGCCTGCGCTGCGCTCCTGGTACATGGAGGCCAGGCGCTGATCATCCGGGCGACGGGCGACGGTGACGAGGAACTCGCCGAGGCTGTCGAACTCGCGTGGAGTTTCATCAGCCGTATGGCCGGGGTGCTGCCGGGGTTCCGGCACGCTCTGCCCTGCGGCAGATCCCGCGCTGGCATTCATGGCGCTGGTTGTGGTGGCGATTTCCTCGGCGCGGGAGATCCGCGCATTGAGGCTATCTACCTGTGATTTCATTGCAGCGTATTCCGCAGATTCGTCCTCCGACAAATCGCGGTCCGCCTCCTCAGCCAGATCGATCAGCGCTTGCATGTCGGCCACGATCTTGGCGCGTTTCTCCAGTAGTGCCTTCAGCATGTCAAAACCCTCCAGAGGTCATTTGCTGTTTAACATTGTTGATTTAAGAAAACCCGCCAATGAAATCCGACGGAACCGACATAAATTTAAATAAACCGCATGATCTCAGCGCGGCGGCGGCGCATGTTGCTGCGCGCCTTGCTGTTGCCGGCAGCCCCCGCGAACGATTGGATGCTGTCCACCATCCCGACTGCGAGAGCCTCTTTTGCCAGCAGCAATTTCCCGTCGCCAAATGTTTTTCGCACCACACTGGCAGAGACGCCGCGCCCATGCGCAACGTCATCGATAAACATCTGCATAAATGCGTCGACATCCGCCTGCATACTCTCGTGCACATCCTCCGTCAGCGGGCCGAATGGGTGCCCGTCAATTTTGTGAGAGCCTGCGAAAATCAGCGTAATATCGATCCCGCTGTCCTCGAGCATTTTGGAAATGTTCTGGTGCATCGTCCACACCCCGATAGATCCAGCCTCACCGGATGGGGTAATTATAACATCAGATGCCTGCGACGCCAGATAATAAGCGGCGCTCGCCGCCATAGTGTTGATGTGCGCCGTGATCGGTTTCACCTTCCGCGCCTCGCGGATCAATGCCGCCGTCTCGGGCAACCCGGCGACGGTCCCACCGGGGCTATCAATGTCCAGTACGAGATGCCCTATTGTGTCATCAGCCAGCACTGCATGTACTGCGCCCCGGATCTCCTCGTAGGAAATGCCACCGAGCAACGTGCCCCAGGCGGATGCATGGTGCATTAAGCCCCCGCGTATTTTGAGCACTGCAGTAGCGCCTGAGATTTTTTGTGTAGTGGGCGGTGCGGCCATAGCCACTAGGACTGCGTCCCCTTGCTCTCGCATAGCGCCTGCTGCAAAATTAACGATGTCACGAGGGTGCATTGCCCAGAGCCTCTGCCCCATAATTTCGCGCAGCATTGCAAATTTACTCATCTGTCTCATCTCCATAGGGTGTCCAGCTCGAGGGGTGGAAGTATGTATCCAGACCATCCACGGCGTTCATCTCTTCGAGCTCGCGGATTTGATTGGCATTCAGCCCGCCGATCTCTGCCATCGCCTTGTACCACGCCGCACGCCCGGCCATGTCGCCACGCAACAGTGCGTTCGATTGATATTTAATATACAGCCCTGACTCTCGTTCAGCCGTGGTGAACAATTTCTCGTTATATTCCAGCTCAAGCTGCCGCAACCACGGGCCTAGGGTATATGTCACAAACGCGATCATGAGCGATTCGATCCCCGTACCCCAGACCGTGGATCCCTCCTGCGATTGCAGCAGGACGAGCGGGACATTAAACATACGGGCGAATTCCGAGAGCTGAAATTCTCGCGACTCGAGGAACTGCGCCGCGTCATTGGGGATCGTGACCTGAATATATTTAGCACCCTCCTCGAGAATTTTGATCCGGTGCGAATTCTCAAGCCCGCCCTGCGCGTTCACTGACTCCTGTAGATTTTTTTGCGCAATAGGGGAGAGCTGATCGGGGTGTTGGATAAAACCTCCACTGCGGGCCTCGTTTGCAAAAAAATTGGCGCCATGCTTCTCCATCGCGATAGCCATGCCTACAGCCTGCTGCGCTTTTCTGATGGGGGAGATCCCATAATACCCGTCATGCGAGAGAGCTTTCAGGTGCGCTACGCGATCAGGATCGAGGGTGATCGTTTTTCCGTCTATGTTCGTTTTATAGATCAGCGTCTCGCCCTGGCGATCCGGCCACGTGGCATCCGGAAGCAGAGGCCACAACGCCAGCGCCTCGCCACGCCCGTTCAGCTCAACCTCAGAGTAACCATTGCCCCATAGCAACGCGTTAGCAATTTTTGTCTGTGTGAATGTAAATGCAGACATATAGGGGTTCGGGCGATTATTCAGGAGGTTCTCAGCGGGGTGATTCGCTACGCGGGTGCGGCGCCCGCTTGCGGCTTTCTGGTACACGTGGACGGGGAGCATTGCGATAGAGTCCGCGATCCGGGAGATGCAGGCATACACACCAGGCACGCTGAGTGATATCCGCTCGCTGACTGTGATCCCGGCGCTGGTGCGGATCCCGGAGAGCCCGGCGCTGCGCATGAAAATTTCATCCTCACGACTGAGCGAATGCGAGGGGCTCGCCGCCTGTTTACCGCGTTTGAAAAATTTCATCATCCCGGAAACTCCAGTATGCCGCGATCCTCGTAAACAGATCTACGTGGGCCCGCTTTCGCTGCGATCAACCCCTCAGCCATGATCAATGCTACCGCGTCGTCGATTTTATCCGGCGCTCGTTTTTTATCGGGTGCCATATTCATATTCACATCGTATCGCGGGACAACATTTGACACACACCATTTTAACACCGGATCACCAGCATGCGCCAGCTTTCCGGTCAGGTACAGCAGCTCTAGTGATTGCATGGCGGGGTGAAATGATTTAGTGCCTTGCACAAACTCGACAAGGGGTACATTTTTTTCCACCAGCCGATTTACCAGATCCGTAGCGTTCCAACGGTCGAACGCGATCTGCTGCACATTAAATGTCTGCACCGCCTCGATTACGCGAGCCTCGATCATGTCGTAGTCGATGACATCCCCCGGCGTGCGCTCAATAAACCCCGCCTCGACCCAAGCCGTGTAGGGCGCGGAATTGCGCTCAGTGCGCATAGCTACAGTATCCTCCGGCACCCACCGCCAGCCATACGTATAGTGCATCCCGTTGAGCACCCACACAAGGCGGAAGGAGGCCATGTCGGAAGTGGACGCGAGATCGAGACCGCCCCAGCAGGGGGCCTCAGCTAGAGCAGCGAGATCGACTACGCCCGCGCATTTATCCCAGCGTCGGAGATCTACCCAGGCGCCCGCAGCCTGTGAAGGGCGGTTGAGGCACTTGATCCGGAACTCCGCCAATTGCCCTGGGATCTGTTTTGCCTCGAGCGAAAGATCGCGCAATTTTTTAAGTAGCAGCGGGTTAACGTCCATCAGTGGGTTAGCTTTGCGCCATGCCCGCTCATCAAAATCATCATCCTCATCATCAACGCAATAATAAACGGCGAGGTAATGATCCGCCTCCACAGCACCCTCCAAAATCTGTTTTGCGAAATGCCGCTGACCGGGCCAGGGTCCGGGGGTTTCATAACCCTCCGTCGTGAGATAGATCCATAGCTGGTTGCGTCGGGCACCTGCTGCAGATTTTAAAACGTTTAAGAGATCGTGATCTTTATGTGCGTGTATTTCATCGAGCACAACAACCGAGGGGTTCAGGCCATCCTGCGTGGATGCCTTGGAGTTGATCGGTTTTGCAATGCCGCCAGTTTCAAAACGTGAGATCGAGTTCGCGTAGGTCTCAATATCGAACGCTTCCTTTAGCGCGGAAGTGCGATCAATCATTGCTTTCGCTATGCCCCACACAATCCGAGCCTGACTGCCGGTAGTCGCAGCAGCGAGGATCTGCGCGCCGGGCTCATCTTCGCAGCACAGCACGTATACCATGATCGCAGCGGCGAGAGTTGATTTAGCATTTTTTCGAGCGACGGCAAACAACGCTGTATTAAATCGGCGGTTGCCCGTCGCTCGATCCCGAAATCCGAAGAGCTGCGCGAGGAAAAAAATATGTGACTCATGCAGCACGATTGTCCGTGAGTCCCAGCTGCCCTCGACGTGGGGGAGCTTTTCGATAAAGCTGCATGCGTCGTCTACGTAAGCGGGATCATATATAAAGGGGGCAGAGCCATTGTGGGCGCGTTTGAGATCGGAGAGGAAACGTTTTGCAGCGAGGCGGATCCATTTGCCGTAGCGTCTGTTATTTTTTTTCAGCGCGGCGTGGCGTGCATATGCAATTGC